AAAGATTTAAGACTTTCTACAGAATCAATTAATTCTTTATTAGCATTGTAAATAAAGTACTCAATGTAATCTGTTGATGTATTATAAGTTACATCTGCGTTAAAAGATGTAATAAGGGAGTCATCAGACGTTGTATAAGTCTGTCCGCCAAGTTCGATTGAGGGTACATCTTCTATGTATATTTGCTTATCCATTAGGTGTCTGTATGTCTAATAATTGCTGCTGTAGTTGTAGGTTTTCTTCTCTTAAAGAAGTAATCTCTGCAAGCAACGCTACAATCTCTTCGTTAGTTTTTTCTCCTCCGATGTACGCACTACTCTGATTTACTAGATACTGGTGAGAGTTTGTTTCTCCAGTTTTAGGTATATCGTAGAAGATTTGACCGTATGTGTCAAAAAATTCCTGTACTGTTGGTATGGTGGTTGTAGTTGCACTAGCAGCAGTTCCTCCTATAGTAAGTTCTGAAAATGAAGTATCAATAACCTGCCGGTATTGCTGTTTTTCAAATACTTGGGTGGATAGATTTACCGTTGAACTCATTACCCGTTTACAACTTTAAAGTAATACTTTTCGTCTATAATTCTAGTAGCACCATCTATAACTGTCTTAAGTAATATCTTATAGTATCTTTCTGGTTCTAAACCGCTCATATATACATCAAAATAATTACTAGTAGAGTCAGCACTAATTTTAGTATACGTACTATCGAAGTCAATTGCAACTTCGTTTGTATCTAAATCTACAATAGACCAGTAAGATGCTGTCGGCAAGTAATAGTTGGTTGTGTAGAAGGAACTTGTTGAGAAGATTCTAGGTGGGAATTGAGGTCTTGCGTTTACTCTAAATCTCTGAATAGATCCGGGGTAGTATTGGCCAGAGTTGTTTGGTAAGGTTGTAACTACGTCTGGATCAGAGATAACTCCTTGAGTTGATGATCCGGTGTTGTGAGAGTAGTCATCCCATCTAAACTCTAACTGAGGTGGGTAGATTGTATTGGTATCTACTGAGAAGTATTTAAACTGTACTCTTTTAGATAAATCTGTAGAGAATTCAGCAGAGTTAGCCTGCTTAATAATAAATCCATCATTCTGAATAGATTGACTATACCAAGCTAAAACTGTAGGGGTTACATCTAATGCTATATCAAAATCACTTCTGTATTGGAAAGAAGCACTTTGAGCGTAAGTTGGATCTACGTACCAGTTTCCTCCGCCGGTATTTGATCCGGTCCAAGACCCTGTTGCTTCTAGGTTAGGGAATGAGGTTGCCCATGCATCTGAACCTGAATCGGTTCTAAACGCCCAACTAACTCCGTTTTCTGTAGCCGGAGTGTCTTGATATTTACCTGTACCGTTCTCCCACGAACCTGATACTGGAAAGCAATCTAGGGTTGTTTGTTGACCAAGCCCTTCTACTTTCGCCATAAATACTCTTAGGAATGTTGCGATAGAGCCGGTTGCTTTATTATCTAGTATGTCTGAGATTTCAGATTGATTAAATTTAATTAAAAATCTACTTACGGCAGGTTCTCCTCCATCAATCTCTGTTGATGTTGTTGCTTCAATGATTTCGTCTATACCGGAATTCATTGCCGGGTATTCACTATACAAGGTAGCGTCTTTCTCTGGGAAGATTTTATATACTGCCATTTGTTATAAATAGGAATTAAAGAGAAACTACTCTTCCTTTAATATCTACGTCAGGGTACTTAACTTCAAAGATCATTGGATCAATTGAAGGATAAACTACATTATCAATTGTAGCTCCTTTAGTATCGTAAGAATAATTAGAGTAACCTAATGATTCTCCGGTCAAATTTACAACCTCAACGTTCTTAACTGTCTGTACTCCGTCTACATTATCGATTAGAAGATTTAAGTTTTTCAGAAGGATTGGTTGATTAATTTGCCAGTTGTTTACATTAAAATACTCTTTAACAGCTGTTATAGCGGCAAGGATTACTTCGTTACTGTTGTAATTTGGAGCAACGGTGATGTCGAAATTAACTCCGATATTAATTACAAAAGCATCTTTAATTCTAACTGAATCTCCAATTATTCTATATTGTGATAGGTAGGTGTTAAGATTCTGCTTTAATGCATTTGAAGCGTTAACTAACTGTTTGTTTCTATTGAAAGTTAAAACGTACAGGTCTAGAGTGCTTGGAATTTCCCCCGGTTGTAAGTTAGCAACTTTTGTCTGTTCAATATACGCTTTACTAATTACTCCGTACTTAGCCGGCATTGATAATGCTCTAACTAGGTAATCATCTTGAGTAACGTTACGGAGTTGGGTTTGGTAATTAGATAATGTATTTTGTCTAATTTCTTCGATACTATCACCGTCTTGACCTCCTACTGCAGCTTCAGGGTTATTAACCGCTAAAGATGCTCTATAAGTGTTTGCAGTAGTCGGGTTTAGGTTAGGGTTAAGAAAATTAATATTCCCTGTGATTGTGGTTAGGTCGTTAGAGGGAACGTTTGCTGATACTCCACCGCCTGTCAGGTATCTTAACGTAATAACTGTGTTTGAAGGAGCAATACCGTACGTCTTGGTGAATACGAAGTTTGTAGGAGAGAAGGCAGTTGTTAGCTTAGATTGCTCAAAAGGTAACCCTAAACCGACATTATTTGGATTAGGTACTATATTCTCGTCTGTATCGTTAGCAGTTCCGGCACCGAATTGAATCTGTAATGATCCTGAGTCTAGGAAACGAGTTGCAAATCTTCTTTGAACCTGCTGTAATTGTAGGATGTAAGGAGTGTCTGCATTACCGCTAGTTCTATTAGGATCGTTCGGGTTTGTATTCTTAATACCGGTGTAGATTGCATCTTGAGCTAGGTAATCTACTTCGTACCAATTATTACCATCACTATCAACAGCATCTAAGATACCTATAATATTCTCTGCATTTAATACCCGAGTATCAAATTGAACCGGGGTAGTGAATGTTAGATCAACAGAGTTAATAGTTGCAGAGATTGCTTGTCTGCTTTTCTTAAGCAAGTAGCTAACAGGATCTGATCCTGCTGTCTGGAAGATAGTAACTTCGGTTGGATCTTGTGAAGATGAAACTGAGAAGTCAACGCTATCTTGAACTAAGAATCTAGTTTCATTATTGGATGTAGAGGATACTACTGCATTATCTCCGATAAGTAAACAGTAATCAAAATCAGGGACATATACGCTTGCAGATAGTTTTGAAGGTATCTGCTGGTAGAAATCAATGGTTGTTGTTGCAACTCCGGTTACGTTTGGTTTATAACCGAACATATATGCTAATTCAAACAGGTTGTCTGTCTGACGGGCATATTGTAAGTAAGTTTCTTGAATTTGGTTGTCTAAGTAAAAAGACATAACATCTCCTACATAAGCTGCCATTTCCATAAACATCATCCCAGGAGATGATGGACTGAAGTCGTTATAGGTTGTAGGGAAATAAGTTTTAGCATAATCAATTAAAGAAGCCCTTAATGTGCTAAAGTCTTTATTTACGTATTTTATATCTCTTTTTACTGCCATTTTAATTGAATGCTATTTCTAAATTATCTGTTATTCCAGTATCCTGTATTGAGTATGTCAATTTAACAGTAATCTGGAGAGTGTCTGGTTGACTTGTAATTTCTAAATCGTTTATAATAACACTTGGAAAAAACTCGTTTATAATAGACTGTATATCTTGTTCTAAAGCAACTTCAGTTTTACTGTTTAACTGCTCAAAAATATAAGTTTGTAACCCTGCTCCAAATAATGGATTTAAATATCTTTGACCGGTCCCGGTTAAGAAAAAGTTTATTAGATTATTCTTAATAGCTTCCCGTGTTGCGTAGGTTGAGGCAAAGACTCCCGGTGATGTAAATGGTAGGGATACTCCGACAGCAACCCTTGGCTTTTTATCGATCGGAAATATTTTCTTTGCTCCGAATGACATTACTTCTTACTAATGAGACCCATGATCTGGTCTAGGTTAACCTCTCCAGGAGGTAGTGAAGAACCTTCTCCGGTTGTATTAGCGGTAGCAGGTGGTCTGTATCCAGGCTGTGCTCCAAAACCTAGAGCGTCGTTTGAGGTCATTGAAATGTTTCCGTTTCCTGCTTCCATCATACCGCCTAGCAGCTCCTTATACTTTTCTCTAGCATTGATGCTCGGAGCACTAGGAGTGATAGTTGTACTTGCGATCGGAGCTGCATAACTCTCTTTAACAATTGTTTTAGGTGCACGAACTGCCTCCAAAAGAATTTCCTTCAATTCTTCCTGAATTGCTTCTTTTACGGCTTCTTTGATGAGTTTTTTAAATACTTTAGTATCCATCTTTTATAAATATTTCTTAATTAGCTTTTAGATTATCCCTGTCAATAATGAGTTTCAACTCCTCAACAAGGACTTGAGGGTCTGTTGTGAAGGATGGTTCTGTTTGCAGTAGAACGATTCCTTGACTATTTTTTGCTTGTCCTATTCTCTGCTTTAGAGTTGGACTAAATTGTTTTTCTACGATAGAGAAAGTGAATCCCTGATATACTTCGTTGATTATTGATGAGTCTGCTAGTTTGATAGTGTCTAACAGGTTAGTACTATCTGATCCTAATACATTCGGTTTAGCTCCGCATTTCTCTAATACTGCATCAATAACCTGTAAGGTTATAACGATTGTCTGTAGTACTTTAGCTGCATCGGAAATATACTGAGATCCAATTGTGAGAGCTCTCTTTAACTGCGGTAACTTAGGGGTTCCGTCTGATTTAAATACTAAGAAGCTTCTTATATCATCTAGGTCACTTAATAGAGCAGTAACTGCACCGGGGACTACTGGTATTAGTTTGGTAGCTAGGGAAGTTGCAGTTTTTACTACATTTAAAGCATCGACAGCAGAAACTGTTCCGTTTATCACCGGAGTTAATAATTGTAACGATGAATCAACTACTATTATGTATTTTGAGGTATTCTCTATGTCCACCCCTAAAGAATTACGTATTTGTAATGCTCTATCTAAGGTAGGTTGAGAAGGGCATACACTCGGTAGAGTTGGGTTACTACCATCTATCCCTTCAATTCCTAATTGGGATGCTAGAGAGAGAACCGTTGTTGTGGCTTTGTCTCTTAGGTCTTCAATCTTAGTATTGACTGTTTGGTTGATTCTATCTAGAGGGGATAACTGCGTAGCAGTTGCTACTACGGCAGTAGCGGCTAAGGCTCTTTGAAGTCTTACTCTCTTCTTAAAAGCATCTCTTTTGGCTGCTTCCTGTTTTCTTTGCTGTTCTAATTCTTCCGGGGTCATTATACTGTAAAATTAGAATTTGATTTTAATAAATCCGGGTTAAGGGATAGAATTCTCTTTAGTAACCCTGGAGCTTTTTGGTTTAAGCTTGGAATAGGTCCGCCGGAGTTAGCAGCAGTCTGTGATGCTATAAGTAACTCTTTTAATACCGAAATCATTTCTTTCAGCAATTCCACTGTTGTATCTCCTAATAATAAAGGTTCTGTTGCAGATTTAGATCCAAGAAATAGTTTTTCTGTTTGGATAGTCATTTCAGGAGCATCTACGTTTACTGTTTCTGTTGAACTTAAACTGATGCTCTTTACAGAACTTAGCATCAGATGATCTTCTGTTGTATTGAAGACTAGCCTTCCGGAATTTAATATAATCTGTTTACCTGTGTATTTTTCTGGAGAGGTAGGAGGATTGGACTTATAACTAAAATAATTTGTAGCAGTAGTAAGAGGTATTTTCTGAGTTGTTGTTAAGTAAATTGAGGATGCGTCTGTGTTTATATCCTCTACTGTAAAATCCCATCCGTTCTTATTAGGAGTTTCTGTTTGACCGTTCCTAATAATAGTTATAGCATCTCCTTGAGTTCCTACTGTTGACCATGGGTTTCTATTTGGAGCTGTACCGGTGAACCTAATACTATTACCCCACCTTCCTTCATAAATTGAATCTCCTTCAAAAGGTTGTAACGGGAAGATATTTGATCTTTCTAAAAAGTAATCTCCAAATTTAATCTCACCGGAACTATCAGTTAATTTGTTTACGCTTCCTAAAGCAGTGTCTTGATAGTTTTTTGAATTAGCCGGTGTTGATGAACCGGCTGAATATGGTATAGCGTTGTGGTGTGGGTGATTCCAGAGGTTAACTACGCTGATGTAGTATAAGGATATAGCTGTTGTTCTCTCTTGAAGCTTTTTGGTCGGCTGTGATACTAGATAAACAATTTCGTTTATTAACGGATAATTTTTTACTCCAGGCTGCAGTGGGAAAGCAACTCTGTAGTTTTGATTTTTAGTTGTTGAGGAATAGTCTGCTGTACCGCCGGAAACATCTACTAACTCAACTGCTCCAATTGCTTTTGATCCTCCTAGTTCCTTATAACGTGGATGTGTATCATCCATCACTACGCTAATAACCCTACCTGTTGAATTTAGGCTTGCAAGCTTTAGTGCATCTAAGGTCTTACTATTGCCCGATGCTCCTGCGGAAGATCCGTCATTTATAGCTCCAAAGCCAAATTTTGCCATTACTTATCTTCTTTAATGTTGTTGATCTCTCTCATCAACTGTTCCCTCTCTTCATCAGAGATACCGAATGAATCTGTAGCTGAATCTTGATTCTGGAATATACGCTGAATGATAGTTGCAACCTTTACAAGTTGGTCATCATTCTTAACTCCAATCTCTAGATACTCCTTAATAAGAGGTACGATTAGAGTCGCATCTCCGGTATCTTCGATTAACGGTCTTAATTCTGAGATAAGAGTTGAAATCTGCTTCTCCTTCTTCTTTTGATTATCGTAAATCTCTTCTAGAAGGTCTGCGAATTTCTTATTCTTAAATATTAATATATCTAAACTCATGAGTAGTCTATTTTTTATAAATAGAAAGTAGTACGGTTTAGAAGTTTGCGTAACCGTTCTCTAAATAGAATGCATAGTGTTTCTTATAGAGATCTCCTAATTCGTTAGCTACTTTAGTGATTCTAGGGGTTTTAACGTCAATAATCTCTCTGATGTAGATATAGAGTGCTTTCTTATTAAAGATTGTGATATGCTCTCTTTTCCTGAATAGTTCAAGGATAGCGTCAGCAATCTGAGCTTCTTCATCTCTCGGAAACAATTCATAGATCTGATCAGTACAGAAATCGATATACAAATCTAAAAACTCAGATACTTCGTCAACTGGATGGTAGACTTTAGAGTCTGTTTGAATTCCATTAACATCCAATACATCTCCGTGAACATACTCACCGTCTTCTTGTTCAATATTTAAATTATCAAGAGAAAGCAATTCCATCCTCTTTTTATAATTCTTTTGATTTGAAGCAATCAAATATCTTTTTGCTATCGTACCGAAATAAGAATACGCCTTAGCTCCGTTTGAAGGATT